TGTTCACACGCGCTGGCTCTACGATCTCAAAAAAGGCAGGTTTGCTGATCCTGTTTAGAGTAGCCTTAAGCACTAACAAGGCTTTCAAGCCTTGTGTGATGTCATCCTCTAGTTGTCTTAACTCGTTAGCTTTAATATCCCCATCGGCATAAGCCTTTTGGAAATCTGCTGATAACGTCCCCAACTGCTTGCCAATGTTTAAGAATGAATCAAGCACAGCTTCTTCATCCATATCACTGACCGTTGGCAATGCGTACACCACCGCATCAGCCTTAGCTGCAAAGTAGTCAGCTAATAAACCATTACTGCCTGATAGATCAGCCAGCATGTCTAATTCATCAACCGTCACAAAGTGTGTCGTGTTGTTTGGGTTAATCTTTAACTGCATGACTTTCTCGTTTTTACCCATCAATGACGACAATGCAGTCACACCGCCATTGAATTCATGTGTAAACCGATACACCAAATGTTTAAGTTGCATGTTGCTTTCCCTGTTAATTACACGTTGTTAGATAAAAACTTCTGCTACAGAATCCGCATCCCCGATAACAAACCCGCCAAGGCGTGAACCAAGGCGGGGGTATAGCAGGAGAAAAGCGAATGCAACTTATAGTCATAGCCTTAATTACTTCCTCGTTAATACAAACTTGCGCATTAACCCCGATCAAGGCACGGGTGATTTAATGTTGCGTAAGAAATTTATAAATTCTTTGAATCTTGTTAATGCCAGGATCAGCAAACCTGCCTTTTTTGAGATCGTAGAGCCAGCGCGTGTGAACACGCGAACCCTTGGCAATTTCATTCATTGGCAAGTCAGATGAATTTAATAAATTCATTGTTATTTCAAATAAGTTTTCCATTGAGAAAGGATGATGCACTATAGTTCTGATAGATGTCAAGAACAAAAGTGCTTTATATGAACCAAAGTTTCCATATTTTTTTGCATAATGCGGCAATGAAAAAACAAATGCCCCAAGAAACGCTGATTGCCAACCTTAAAATGCTTATGTCAAAGACAAACATGAGCAATAAAGAAATTGCGCAAAAATCAGGTGTATCTACAAGAATGATTGATTACATATTGAACGGTCAGCGTGGTGCAACCATTGAAACTGCTGAGAAATTAGCCAATGTGTTTGGTTTAACTGGATGGCAAATCATTATGCCGTCACTGCCATACGACATAGCAAAAAGCGGTGCATTAGATAAGTTAATCAAAGACTTTTCCCATTGCGGTGATATTAGCCAACAATACATATCATCAGTAGCGCAACGAGAAGCCATATATAAGGTTCAATAAAAAAGCCCGCAGCTGCGGGCTTTTTTTTATTTCACACAGTCCGTCTTGGTCTGCAAGATCCAACCAATACCAATTGCACGGGGCGGGATAAAGCCTGAATCAATGACTTTACAACCGCTACGCTTTTCAATGGCTTCGATTGAATATTGTTTCATGGTCATGACATCAAACTCACCTTTTACGCCAGCTACAAAAGCATCATAGCGATTTTCACCCATTGGCACGGTTGCTATGCGATAGCCATCGAACTCTTGTATTTCTTTATCTTGATGCTTTAAATACCAGCCAGGACTGCCAGCGCACCCAACAAGCAAAAACCCGCCAGTTAAAACGGCCATCTTAATCAATTTATTCATGCTTAACCCCTCTCAGTTTTTAAATTAAAAAAACACAATAACAAACAATATTCATATGTTTTATTAAACATTATTAAATATTAAGAATTATTTTGCACTATAGTGCTTGACAGTGCAAGAACAATAGTTCAGGATTACAACCGTCAACTAACGGGGGTCAATCATGAATCAAACTGAAACACACCTAAAAAGCATTTGGAAGCGTACAGGGCTTGCATTTAGTGGCCACAGTTTCCAAGACGACATCAAAAACCCAATGCTTGCTAAATGCATGCAAAACGCTCTAGAAGCGCAGCGCCGCAAACATCAAGCGCCAGCACAATCAAACTTAAACTTTGAAGGAATGAATCATGCGTAAATTTCAACTGACTTATAAAAATGAAAACGGCGTGACATGCAGCCATTTAGCCATTGCAGCATCATCAATCGATGCTTTGATTAACTTTTTCGCAAGCGCACAGCAGCCTTGCAAAGTGAAGGTGGTGGCATTGTGATTAAGAAATTTTGCGAATTGATCAAGTTTTGTGACGATTTTTTATATTGGTATCGCCGCACAAAATGCGTGAGATACAGCATCAGATGCGCTAGGAAAACACTATGAGCAATGACATCAAAATACATGACTGGATCATTGTGCTGCTAGTTGTTGGTTTTTCTGCGGTTACGTTTGACGACCTTAATCAGCGTGAACGCTTACAAATGCAACCCAAGACATGCACCTATTCAGTTTCAGATGGACGCACCACCATTATTCACAAAGGCACAATCGAATGAGCAACGATAAACAAATTGGCGGCAGCCACTACTTAGAAGCGCCTATTCAACCATGGGATGCCATGCAATCTTGGATGTCACATGAACAGTTTGTCGGCTTTTTACGTGGCAATGCAATCAAGTACATCGCCAGGGCAGAAAAAAAAGGCGGAATTGAAGATTACCGAAAAGCCATGCATTACCTTGAAAAGCTGGCTGAAGTATTAGAGCAACACCAAACTGAAGAAATTATCCGCGCTGCAATGAAACTAGGCGGGGTAAAAGCATGAGAGCAACTGTTGAAGAAAGAGAAAAACTTTTTAACGATGGTCATCAAGAAGGATTTAACAAAGGATTTAATGCAGCTTTAGATGCAATGCAAAATAAAAATCCAAATGTAACTATTTCAAGAAAACCGTTAAGTGAGTCCGAAATCATGGTTCTTGAAATTGATAATCAAAGTTGCTCATTATATGAATTAGTGCGCAGCATTGAAAAAGCACATGGTATTGGAGTTGATAAATGAACCGCCAACAACGCCGCGCAGAAAAGCACCGTAAGTTTCAATATGAACGCACTATTCCACTGCCACGCATGCTAGATGAATGGACCATCTTCGACTGCCCGCAGCGCATCATCAATACCATTCTGACCGGTGAAGTGCCGTCTATTATGGGTAAGCCAGTGTTTTTAGATAATCAAGGCGATTGGTGTGAAGTATGCCCTGCACTCAGCGGCTGGATATTTACTTGGCAGCGCATCATTGACCGCCTAGGTCATAACGCCCGCTTAATGGCACTCGGCAAGTTGCATAACAAATTGCAAGCCGATATGCCACTGCAAACAAAAGACGTTGAGCAAGCGCTAGATGAACTCAATGCACTACGCAGCATATTCAGGCAAACAGATCGCAGCCTCATTAAATCCATTGCCCAAGATGCGCAAATTGCCATCTTTATGCAAGACGAACATCAAAAAATATAGGGATCATCATGACCAAACTACTCAGCGCAGCAGAAGTTGCACAAAGGCTAGATATTTCATACACGCATTTTATGGGCAAAGTTAAAACACAAAGCCACTTTCCTAAAGGCTTTAGAGCAACCCCAAAAAGCCACGAAAAATGGCGTGAAGAACAGATTGAAGCTTTTATTCAAGCACAGGAAGGCCAATAAAATGCGCCCAATTACTTGGACTGAAGAACGCCTTGCATTATTAGCAAAACTTTACCCGACAACCATGGCAATCGATTTAGTCGATGTGTTTGGTACAAGCGCGATTGCAATCACTCAACGTGCCAACAAAATGGGCTTGATGAAGGATAAAGTTTTCAGACAAAAAATCCGATCAGCAGTCATGAAAAAAGCCCATTTAATGCATTTGGCTAATAAAACATCCAAAGAAGAAATTGTAAGAACGATTCATTCAGGAAAACTCATTATTAAAGGCAACGTGACCACGCACATCGGGGCTTAAAGATTATGACGCAAGCTAGGGAATAAAACCTTGAAAGTGGCATCTAGTAGCGTCACCAGTTTGGGGAAAGTAGAAATTTTTATATCTTGTGATTGAGAACAAAAAATCTTGTGTCTATGAGTACCCAATTTATTGAAAGGCAATTCAAATGATCCATAAACAATTACCGCCAATTCAGCCACTAAAACCACCTGAATGGCTTGCTAAATCACAATGCTATGAGCATGAACGCAGCATTAAACGCGAGCGTGCCTATACAACTATTTTTGCAAAACACTAACGATATAAAGGGCAGCATCTAATGAACACAAAAACAAAAGAAGAATTGCAGATTGCATTGCGACAGGCGCTATTTATAGGTGATGCAATTATCATTCGTGGAATTAAGGCGGCACTAGAACAACCAGCATGGCAAGAATTAACAGATGATGATTTCCATGAAGCAGATGGCATTGAGTTTAGGCGTGGTGCAGCATGGGCTGAACAAATTTTATGGGAAAGAAATCATGAATAAGAAAATACAAGAAGAACTTGGTGACGTTTTACTTGCACTTAAAGAATGGATTATAAAATCTGAAAAGCGACTTGATAAATTAGAGAAAGCTTTAATACAGGATATCACCGACAGCAATGTTGGAAAGATACCTCAAGCCATTGAATGGAAAACACTAGCTGGCGAAAACAATCTTATTGATTTTGGTAGTCAGCCAATAAACATTGATTTTATTCAGGGCGCATTGTGGGCCGACCAAAGGCTTAAAGAAAAGAATAATTATTTATCCCAACCGCTTGGCGATATCACTAGCTGATTCACGATAATAGACCATCAGCATTTTTAAATCTTTATGCCCGCACATGCGGGCTAAATCCAAAATATCTAACTTTTTAGCTAAATTTGTGATGGCCGTGGCACGGCTATCATGAAAATGCAGCCCTTCTACAAGGGCATTTTTTTTGGCTTTTCTAAATATGGCATCTAGCTGGCTAGTCCGAATATTAAACACCAATTCATCATCCAAGCCTTTGCATTGATCAATAATTCTTAATGCATCACTACTCAAAGGCACTTGCCGAATGCCAGCAAAGGTTTTTGACGCATTAACTTTAGCAACCGAACCCGAGATATCAGACCATTTTAAATTGCATATCTCTTGCGCCCGCATAGCGGATTCAAGCGCAAAGGCAAAAGCCGCACCCACACGGCTAGTCACCGACTTAAGTTCGACATCAGCCGCATAATTAAGCGCCGCAAATAATCGATCACGTTCAGCATCACTCACCAAGCGATCCCTGGGCGGCGTTGCCCTAGGCTTCTTTAAGCCAGCCATCGGGTTATCGGGCAAATATTCCCACTCATTGACGGCAATATGCAGGCAATGGTTTAAAAGCGCCCATTCGCGCAACACACTTAGGGCAGATACTTCTTTTAATCGCCTATCGCGCCAATCAGCAAAATGCGCCTTAGTGAGCGATGCAATTTTAATCTTTGCCAGGCCATCTTCACGGTTAAACTTTTCAACCCTGATCCGTTCCCAACGCTCACCCTTTTTATTCACGCTCACATCACGCACATATTTATTAAGCAACTCACCAAAGCTTAAATTGGGTATTTTTCCCGCTGTGGCGGTTTTTAGTTCTTCTTCCCAGGCATAGCCCTCACCCTTGGTATTAAAAACCTTAGATCGCGCCTTGTAATTGACTGTCACCTGAAAGCGCCACTTCCCGCTTAATGTTTTAGTTATATTGGCCATGATTCACAATAGTTAGAATGATAGTTAGAAAATAGTTAGATAAAAAACTAATGTATAGTAAAAAACCAATAAAAACAACAAGGGAAAATAAAAGCAGAAAACCCGCCATCTAAAGGCTTAAAGCCAGTATTTATGCGGGTTTAAAGGGGTATTTTATGTGATTTTGTGGTGCGAAAGGAGTGAAACGTCAATCTAACTATACCAACGCTTTCGGATGGTATAGTTAGAATAGTAGTTAGAATCTAATTATTCCAAATACTTGCAGGCTTTATAGGCCATTCCAAATCACCTGATTGCGGATCTACTGCAATCGCTCTCACGGCACTTCGATAAGTCATAAAGTCAGCCTTATTGGTTAAATAAGTCGGCTCAGACGTATCGCTTACACTTGGCAATTCAACCCAGTCAGTGTCAAGCAATAGCTTAGACGCAGTTGCTTTATTTTCGTCTGCCGTTGGTGGCGTTGGCACAACAGGTGTCGGCTCAACAAACTCACCGTCAACATAAGACCACTCGGTCGTTACATCGTCAGCGCAGTCTGCCCAAAACAAGGGCAATGCAATTTCAAAGGATGTATCCCGCACTTCGCAGATACGATTGTTTTCGTTAGGACTAATCAATGCTTTTTTCATTTTAATACTCCACAATAACTACACCAGATGCGCCAGCACCGCCTACTGTTGAATTGCTGCCACTTCCGCCACCACCATAAGCACGTCCAGCATTTCCAGCGCCATTTGCACCAATAGCTTTTCCGCCACCACCAAGGATAGAACTTCCCCCGGGTGATGCTTTTATTGTATTTCCAGCATAACTGCCTGCATTGCACGTGCCTTCTCCGCCTATGTTTAAATCACCGCCAGAACCAACACCACCGTCAACGCCAAACCCGCCATTACCAGCAGTAGTTCCACCATTAATTCCAGTACTTCCACCTGTTGCAGAGCAATAAGCACCAAAAGATGAAGTGCCACCAGCACCACCTACGGTTACTGAAACAGTGCCACCTGGCGTTAATCCACTAACAATTTTAATTGCTGCGCCACCACCACCTCCACCGGAACCGGAATAAGAGCTGTTCCCAGCTCCACCAGCTCCACCTCCACCAACTACAGTGACTTTAACTTTAGTGATGCCTGATGGAACGGTAAATGTGCCAGTCGAGGTAAATACTTGTATGTTGCTGAAGCCACCAGCAACCAAGCTAGGCGCAAGTGCGGCAATAGCTTGTTTAATTCTTAGCGGTGATACTAATCGTAGCGCTGATTCAGTACCAGCCTCCATCTCAGATTGACTAGCTGAAGTGCCAATTGCAGCCGCCAACTTAGCTTGAGTGATAGTATTATCAGCAATTTTTGAATTTGTGACTGCACTATCCTGCATCTTGTCTGTTGTAATTGCGCCATCAGCTAAAAAAGCTGCGCCATTTGCTAAATCTAAAACATTGATCCATGCAGTATTGGCTTCGTTTCTTAATTTTAAAATATCAGAAGTTGTATCGGCCCACCATTGCAATGGATACTTAACAGTCGGCTCACTCCCTCCTGAGTTATTTGATACAATGGCCGCTAAATTAGCATTTAAGTCCGCTAAAAAAGAAAGTCCGGCCTGATCGTCAATGATGTAATCATGTTGTGACATTAGTACCCCCTAGAAATATAATCAAAAGTGCGAGAAATAGCACTTCCGCTTGAGTTTTTAAATTCAATATCAAATCCATTCGCCGTTTTATTAGTAATTAGATAAATATCACCTGTTGACATATTTTCAGCAGTCACAGCAAGTGCCTTGACTGCTTTAAAATTCAAGTTATAAGTCACATGCTTAATGCCAGCACCGCTTACAATATTTTCACCACTATCAAACTTATCAGGCATGTCTATGTTGATTGATAAAGCTTGCAATGCAATATTTTCTGTGGCGGCATTAGATGTAAAAATGACTTTAAATTGATAAGCACGCGCCGCCCAATCACCGACATAGAACAGTGACCAGTCTGACCAGGTTGGTGATAAATTTGGATTATCTTCAGTGGTGCGAATATAAAGTTTTACAAACGCATTAGTAATGACATCGCCTGAGATAGATGGCCATAAGCTGATTAAATCAGTGCGCGCGCTTAAAAAATCACCACTATCAAAGCCGGTTGACAGAATGCTGGCGGTGATGCGGCTTGTGTAAAAATCACCTAAATCGATGATGTTTTCAGCTAAATATTCGCCTGAATGTGAAATCCCGCCTAGCGATCCAAATCTAGGCCAAGTGCTGATATTGGTTAGCATTTCACCGATGTTATTTTCAGAATCTAAAACTAAGCCGCCTTGAGATGGTAAATAAGCAATATTAGTTTTATTGCCAAGCCATGATGGGTTTTCTGTGATGGTTTCTACTACGTTCATATTGAGCAAATCAGGTGCATTCGTCACAATGCTTGTGGCATTTACAGATTCATTGCCACTACTATCAACCCATTTTGCTAAATACGTGCCTGAGAGCAACGGCATGACAGCACTAGAAGCACTGCCAGGGATGCTCTCACCAATCTCGATTGCATTATTCCAAGATGCACCCACTAGCAAGCTTGAATGCTTAATAGTTAAATGCCCGCCCACTTGAACGTCAATATCTGGGCTAGGGGTAAAGGTAAAGTGACCAGCCCCATTGATTGCCGATAATTGAAAGTTTTGCACATCATCAGGCGGCAAGGTTTTGCCATAAATTGTTTTAACAACAGACAATGATTGTGATTTGCGGCCAAGCACATTGACGGCACGCACGCTGAATGTGTATGTGCCATCATTTATTGGCTGAATATCAATGGTTGTATTTGCTGTGGTAATGGTGACAGGATTACCAGTATCACTGACATATTCAAAAAGATACTCAGTGGCGTTATTAACAATATTCCAGCTCGCTGTCGCTTTTACACCTACCACACCAAGCGCCGCTAAATACAGGGATTCCGTGACTGTCAGCCCACTAGGGGCATCAGGTGCTGAAGCTTTAAGTACGCTAATCGGCAAAGGCTCAAGCGTGATATCGCTTTCAATCGCATCGTACTTATCTGCACGATAAGCCATGGCGGTGATTTCAAGCTGTGTTTTATCGACTTCTGAAACGCTGACCACGCGCCATGATTCAGGGATTAAATCACTTGCGGATAAAATCCAAATGGCATCATTCTGAGGGGCGCTGCTAAATGCAGGACTCACATGCAAACTATTCACCGCGCCAGCCGTGGTGGTGACAGCGTGAGATTCAATTGATCCGTCAGGCAACACGCATGACAATTCATACACCTTGCCTGATTCAATCGTCACTTCTGAATCAAGCGTGATATCTGAATCGGTGGCAGCCATAATACGACCACCAAAGCGTTTGCCTGCACGAATAACATCGTGCGTGTGAATCACTGCGCCAGGATAAACTAAAACGCCATCAAGCCCTGTTCTAAAGCTAATAACTTCAGATTCCATGCGCTCGGTATAAAGAATCGATTTGCCAAAACGATGCGCCTGCCCGCGTGAAGTACAGCCAAACGCAACAACGTCCGTCTGTTGCACGCCATAACGCGCAATGCCTTCATCATCAGCCACATACTCAACCTTTTGAGCATAGCCATCATTCGGATCATTCCAGCTCACTAAAGCCACGGTATGCCGTGTGCGAGCGCTTGAGCCTTGATAGTTAAATGCGCCACCAATGACATTTGCCGCCGTAAATAAAGCGATTGGGTCACTTGGTGCATCTTGCACGGTGGTGACAGTACCGCTAGACCAATAGTTAATGGCACGGAAAGTAGATGCTAGGTTATTGAGTACGCGATACGCTTCTTCACGAGTTTGCAGATAAAGGTTGACCGTAAAGCGCGGCTCAGATGCGCCAAAACCATCGTCAATCATTTCATCGCAATATTGCGCGATTTGATATAACGCCCATTTATCGACCTGTGATTCAGCAATGAAATCACCTAGGCCATAGCGATTGGTTGTAATCAGATCATAAAACACCCAAGCTGGATTGTTTGACCAAGCGGTTTTGAATGTGCCGTTCCACACGCCGCTATAAGTGCGCGTGATTGGGTCATAGTTGACAGGCACTTTGATTAAAATGCCGTCAATTTCATAGCCGCGAGATGGAATGTTATTAAACTGTTGCGCATCAATCTCAATGCCACAAATTGCGCTGTTTGGATATCTCAGCTTGGCATCAATAATCTCGGTATAGCTATCCCAATAAGTTTTGTTTTGAATATTGGCAGTGGTGGCATCATCCGTAATACGGCGCAAGCGTACATCCCATGGACCGCCAGCAGGCAAGGCAATAGAATAGCTTTTTTGATAACGGCTGATAGTCTTACCTGAGATGATATCGGTATAGGCATCAACATCAATAATGCCGCTGTCAATTTTGCTTGTGCCATACCCTGAAAGCTGTACGACTCTAAATTCGTATTTCGCTTTTGAAGGTGCAAAGGTAAAGGTTTTTGTGCCGCTTGGTGCAGCGTAGCCAGTGCTATACCCACCAAAGCCAGTCATTGGCTGACTAACAATCCCTCCAATTGTATTGTAGCTATACGTGTTTTGATATTGGTAAGCTGTAATGCGCCCTGAAAAAGTGTGCTGCTCTAATGGAATCCAAGTGCTTGCACCTACCAAGCGATATTGCAGCTCAACTGTGGCTGTTTGCGTAGTTCTAGTGCTGATCCCTGTAATGCCTGACCAACTGACATCAATGCTAAATTTATTGCTATCTGTCACATTTTTGGCAATGCCCGCGGTATCAATTACAAAATCAGTGGTTGATTGCACAATGCGTAAAGGCTGCGAAACAAAGCCGCCGCCGTTGTTTTGAATATCAATGGCTAATTCAACCGATGAACCACTTAAATCACCATTACTGGTGTTTTGATAGGTTAAGGCAGGCAAGCTGACCGTGACGCGCAATGATGTATTGTTGCTGTTGTTAATGGTGCGGGTGACTGAAACATTCTTTTTGATCTCAGTGCTGACCGATGTTTCAGCTTCTGTTTGCGTGAATCCGTTAATAGGCTCTTGGCTTTGTGTGCCATTACGTGAATCAAAAACAACGCCTGTGAAATTGTAGGAATTGTCATTATTTTGGATGGGCGTTTCATCTAAATAAATAGATTTCATGCCATTCACTAAACCTTTGATTTCGCCTTCTGAAAGCAAATCAAGCACGCGCGCATACTGTTTTGACTGCAAGGTATTGGGTGACTCAACGGCAACACGACCGCCACCGCCGCCGCCCTTGCCGCCACCTTTTGCACCTTGAATGAATTGTTTTTTAATTTCAGCCATTAAATTGCCTCAGAAAATAAACCAGCCGAAATCACTTGTGAGCCTACACGTAAGCGGCCATAACACAATGGGACGGGATTGCCTTGCCCTGTTGTATTCACAGGACCATTAAAAACATAACTTGGGCGGTTTTCAGGGCGCTCTTTAACATCCGCCCCTGAAGCTTTTGGTGGTGCAAATAGCACCTCAGAAATACCCCCAATTAAAAGCGATGTACCAATTCCGGATGCAATGGCAGCAGCATCAATACTGAATGCGCTAGCGGCACTAAAATAGGTTGCGCCAGGCAAATAAAACGATGCGGCAATCAAAGCAGCACCTAAAACAATTTTCCCAAAACCGCCTGCGCCGCCAATCGCAGGCACAATGCTAATATCAGCAGAAAGCGGGTCTTGAATTTGATCTAAGCTTTGGGCTTTACCACCGACTAAAATACGCCATTCACCATCGGCAATGACTTTAGCAAATTGCTTAAAATTAGCAGATAAGGCACGGATTGCTTCAGCAGGCGTGCGCACCTCTAATTGGTGGATTCTGCCAAAGCGCTTGCCTAAATGGCCATAAAGTCTGACTGTTCTCACATCAAATCCTTGTGGCGTAAATAATGCGTAGCGTGACGTTGCCAATAGCCACCAAAGACATCACGGCAAGATAAGCGGCGCATCACATGATGCAAAATAATATTATCGCCAAGATAAATTGCGCCATGGTTAGGCACAGGCGAACCCATTTTAATCAGCACCACATCATGCAATTGCGGTTCGGCAACCTCAACAAAGCCCCAATCTTCATATAAATCTAAATAAAGATTTTGGCCTTTTAACCACCATTCATTTTCACGTTCTGATTGCGGAAGCTGAATGCCAATTGATAAGTAGTAATCTTGAATTAAGGTCAGACAATCTAAAACGCCATGCGAAAACTCACGACCAATTAAAGGCGCAGTGTAGCCTGTAGGATTGGTGATGGTATGCGCACCGCTTAATGGATTAACAATCACCCATGGAATGCCTGACTTTTCAATGCCGATTAAATCAGCTTGTGATGGGTTAGGCGCAGTCACAGGGTGAGAATGCACAATCGCAGTGACCTCACCTTTATCTTCTGCTGCCGCATAATCAGCCGGATCAATAACAAAATGCTCATTGTTTTGCGCTAAATTCACACATGGCAAATAAGCATCACGGCCATGACTGGTGACAATCACGCCACAAGCCTCACGTGGGAATTCATGCGTGGCATGCGCCAAAATCTTTTTGAGTAATGTAGGCGATAAAGTCATTTAGTAACTCGCCGCACCAGGGAAGCCGCCATAAGGCAACTCGTTAAAATCGCCAAAGCGCAATTTGCAAGAACTCAAACGCTTGCCGCATACATCCTTTGATGCATCGGTGGTTAAAGTATCATTCGCCATAGCCACTGGACCGCCAGCATAGCCACATTCAGACGACCGATATTGCCAAGTGCAAACATTTTGAATCACTTGGCGGCGCGGAAGTTTTACGCCGGATAGGTCGAATGCCGCAGCAAGTTCCCATTCCACATAAACTTTATTCACTGAAGCTTTACGGTCAATAAACCAAATTTCATCATCAAGATGCACATTTGGATCAGCCGTTGGATTGATTCCACCAGGGAAATTTACTGCATCTAAATATTTAGAAAAAGTGCGGTGACGAATAAACTTTGCCCCGACTAAATCATCGTTTTCACGAGCCAATGCATCAAGCAAGCCGGTGATATTAGCCACACGAATTGAAGGTCGCGGAATACTGCCTGAACCTGTTTTATCAAAGCCCACGGCTTCAATTGGGAATCGAGTATAGTCAACGCCCTGCCATATCACCGTTGCACCAAGGCCATTCACGCCATTATGAAAATGATAGATTTCATTAACACCAATGGGGTTCAGGTCAACGGTAAATAGTTCGACTAATTCACCAGGCGCAAGCTTTTGGATATCTGATTCGATCATGAACCAAATACCTCAATGAAAGTGGCACTGATTGTGCGCGCATTTGGCGCAAGGTGCGTATAAGACCACTCTTTACAAACAAAGCGACCAGCCACACCATCAGGCGGCAACCAGTCAAAAGTTTCATAACCCTTGCGCGCATTTAAAAATGCATCGATTTCATTACTAATTGATAAAGGATTGGTGAAGGTTAAAGACCAACTGCGCGGCATGGTGTTAATACCATCCGCGATACGTTGCTCATATCCATCACCAAACTGCGCACTTAAAACGCGTGGGCGCATATTGAGGGATGCATTGTTTGCCGGTGGCCATGTAAAAGTTGCCATATTAAGCCCCTATCAGCCCGCCAGGGCGCTTCTCTTGAACTAAGACCGTGCGCACAGCGGATTCAATGCGGCGACCTAAATCATTCGCATTGCCAGCCTCTTGACGACCTGAACCATCAGCATTGACTACAATACTGATATTGTTGTTTTGACTGCTACCACCAAGCGCATGATTTGGCACAATTGAGCCTGAACCTGTTGGCACAAACAATTCAGGGCCTTGTTCACCGACTACATAAAATTTTGATGGGTCAACGCTGCCCCCGCTTGCTTTAAACCCACCAAAAAGCCCCGAAAAAAAGTCGTTAATGCCTGAGCCTGAAACGCCCTCAGAAACTGCGTCAAAAAGCGGTTCTGTGACTTTTTTTCTTAAAATAAGCTTGGCAATATCATCAGCAAGGCTTTGCAAGATGCCGGATAGCTTTTGACCACCAACAACGGCATTCTCAAATGCACTGGTGAAGGTTAAGCCCAATTCTTTAGTGATATTTCTTGTTTGATCAATTTGCTTTTTGCGCAATTCATAATTTTTAGTTTCTTGATCAATCAACTCTTGCGTTTGATCACCTTCAAGCACTAAAGAATTGATACGCTCTAAAGAACGTGCATGTTCTAAATCTAATTGCGCACGCGCACGCGCACGATCACTGGTCAGTAATGAAGCGTTTAAATCTTCATTTTCGCGTTTTAATTGTTCTGCGCTTTCAGCAAATACTTGATTGCGTGCATCAGTTGCATCTTTTTCAGCTTGATATTGCTCATTAAAAGCATCAATCTCATTATCAATACCAATGTTTTGCGCAGCTTGATTAGTGTTGTAAGCTTCAGCCGCACGCGCCAATTCAAGTTCCGCTTCTGCGGCTGCACGAATGGCATCAGGCAATTGCACCATCAAATTAAGCTTTTCTTGCATGATGGTGACGTTTGTTTTTTCAGCATTGTTTAATGCAAAAATTGCAGTCAAATCGCTGGCATAACTGCCGGTGCGCTTTTGCTGTTCGGCAAGGTTTTCTTGCACCTTGATTTGCTCAATTAAAACTGCGGCTTGGGCTTTTTGTGTTGCTGTGAGTTTGACTTGCGTTGCATCATATTCAAGCGCTGCCGCTTTTGATTCGCCAAACGTAGCCACTTGCTTTTTAAGCTTATCAATATAATTTTCAGCTTCTTTGGCTGAAGCTTTAACTTTTGCAGAATCGGCATTACTAGCCTCAATTAAGCGTTTGGATTCATCAGCATTTTTTACAGGTAGCGCAGCAGTCGTTTGTTTTGGTGGTGTATATCCCGCACCGATAGTATTTAAAATTGATAAATTTGCACCTAAAGGATTAAGTGCCAATAATGCATTAGCAAGTTTTTGCTTAACTGTGACTTTATCTAAGCCATCAATATAAGCATTTAAACCTTTAGTTAATGATAAGAAAGATTCACCAAGCCCTGTTGCTAAATCAACTTTTAACTTTAAAGTTAAGCGATCTAGTTCATCAACGGCTTTCCCAATATCTTTAAAAGATTTTTCAGCAGCATCATAATTCTTTTTATTATTTTTAAATTCTTCATTCAAACCAACAATATCAACGCCTTTGATTGCTTTTCCAAAAACATCAGCCGCACGCGCATTACGCAAAAGCGGGTCTTCAATTTTAGAAAGGCTCTCTAAAGTTTTTGAAAATAAAGCTTCAGAATCTAATTTTTCTAAATCTTTTAAACTAATACCAAGTTTTTTAAAATTCTCGCGCGTCTTATCATTTCCTGACGCGGCTTCTTCTACCTTACTAGAAAAGCTTGCAAATAATTTGCCCGCACTATCTGAACTTCCACCTGCAACTGTTAGCGCATTGCTTAACTTTAAAACAGATGAAACTGCAACTTCATTAGCTACTGCAATATCGTTAATAGAATCTGCATATTGAATGGCTGATTTTGTGAATCCTGCAAATGCGCCAACGCTTAAAGCCGCACCAAATGCGCCAAATGCAGAATTGACAGAAGTCGCCGTTGTTTTAATTTTACCAAGCGACTGATTGACGCTATCAAAAGCCGCGCGCGTCTTATCGACTGCGCTAATTTCAATCTGTGTTTGATTGTTGGCCATGTTGTTTGATAGTTTCCAGTTGAGCAGTTAATACTTCTATATCGACAATGCCGAGCATTTCAGTCACGGCATTCATTGCTTGCCAATCTATTTTGGCATCTAATAAATTCCAAGCCCTGACCGCAAGCACTGTTGCAAAATCAGGTGGTGGTGGCTTGATAGGCAGATTAAGCCCATCAAGCCATTCACTCATTTTTTTACAGCACCTTCGACTTTCTCTCGATGCTTCACAATACTGTCAACAATCGCGCCTGAAATTGGATTCCAAAGTTCAGGCTTATCATTGACATATTCAGACCACAGTTCTGCATTGAATGGCACAGGTGTTGGATTGCCGCCAGGGATTAAATCAATTTCGTTTAAATCCCAATCAACAACAAACAAGCGCACCATGGCAATGCCTGTAATCTTATTATTTCCAAACAACTCAGCTTGCTCGGCTTCAGTTGGGCGGCGAATGGTGTATTTATGACCATCAACCTCAACGATACTTTCGCGCGCTTTGCGTAATTTATCGACTAAGCTCATTTAAAATCAGCTCGCGTAGTAGCTAGGTGTATTGTTAAGTGTGATAGCAGCGCTTGTTGTGACCAATTGCTGTGCTGAACCGCCTGGCAATAGGTTTGCACCTACATAGCCAGCAAACACCATGATTTGACCACCAACGCCAAACTGGAATTTGAATGCTTTTTTACCTTGCGCATCAGATGCCACTTTCATTGCTTTAAGACCGGCATCTGATACATCCCAAATGTTGTCAAAGCTGTATGAAATCGCAGCAGGCAAGCCAGGCACTTGAGTACGCGCATTGTCGTGGATGGTTGTTGTGTCGATAAAGTCATAACCGCCACCGCTTGAACTAATGCTTGTTGCAGTTGTGATATTTGTGCCAAAAGTGATTGCTTGTGCGCCACCGCTTGAGAACGTATCAAATGCAGTGGTGTCGATGCCTTCAAGTTCAAATGTATTTGCTGTGACGTTAGCAACGCGCACAACGCGATCATTTAACTGACGCATGCCAGCCACTGTTAAAAAGACATAATCACCATTCACAAAACCGTGCGCAGTTGAAGTTGCCACGCCAGTGGTTGCTTTAGTGATTGCTGTGATTGTTTTAGAAGTCCCGATTGCAGATTCCATTGAAACCTGCACATTGGACCATTTTTTTGCCGTAGCCATAATGACTCCTTAGATTGCGACTGTGGCATCATTTGCCACGGTCATATAACTGGTTAAAAATCTCATGGTTGCAATGCCAACAGGTTTGTCGGTTTCCGCTTCCATTTCGATGCTGATTGTTTGAAGCTCTAGCGTTTTAACTTTTTCACCAAGCGTACTGCCACCAAGTACAGACTCAACTTCAGCAATGATGCCATCTAAAGTATCGTCTAAATTTGCCACTACCTTTGCCACCACACGGACCGTCAATGTAATATTGCGATCCATGATGGGCATTGGGTGAATTGAAACGGTGCTTAATTCTTCATCGTCTGTATTCACCAAAAGGCACGGCAACTTTGATGCATCAATTGGATGCAAGCGCGATTGATAAACACGATCAGCGGTTGTTGCCAATCCAGTTAATGCAGCCGCAGCCGCCTCACGGATTTGCTGACGAAAATGAATCAATTAGCCAACTCCAATTGCAAAATAGTGATGCCAGTGCCATCAGGCTCAACGCTTGCAATGGTGTAGTTTGTTGCATTTACTACCACCGCATCGCCTTCAACTGCTGTCACTTGGCTAGTTTCAACAACTAAGACAGGGTTATCCCCTGCCACAATGCCAAAACTTTCTTGGTATGCTTTGTCAAAAATTCCCTTAGTTGCAGTTCCTGCCACGGTAGCTGGCACTGCAAAATCAGAAAAATAAACGCTGTAGAGTTCAGCAAACATTACTCAGCAACGACTTCTTTTGTTTCTTTTGAAGGTTTAGCAGGTGCTTCGATTGCTTTGCCAAGTGCAGCTAATTCCACTGCAAGGGCTTTTTCAACCTCAACAATCTTTCCTTCTTCGACACGTTCGCCATCAATACAGAAAGCGCGTGTGACTTTTAATTTGACTAATGCCATGGTGATTCCAATCGTTAAAAT